GGCTTCTAGCTTTGCATTTAGTTCTTGAATCGCCTTCACCAGAGTAGGCACTAGGTGCTGATACTCAACCTGCCACATGCCGTGGTCTTCACATTCATCCCCAGACATACACTGATTGCAATTCTTTCCGCCACCTTGGTCATTAATAATCCAAGGAGCTATCTTAACCGTGTCCTGTGCAATCATGCCCGTGTAGCGACCTCTATAGTTCTTATCATATTCAGCGATATCGGTAGGATCGTCCCACCCGAAGTCCACTACCTTGAATTCATCTACTAAAGATAGCGCATTGATAGCCGTGGGTCGTATATCGGTCTTCAGCCGCTCGTCAGAGGACACAGTAATACTGGCGTTTCCTACATAAAGCGTTGTTGAGCCAGACCCCGTGGACGCATCATCAATAAGATTGTTGGTTGACGTAGCCGCCCCGATAATAGCCCCCGCATCAAATCTGGCATAACCAGCATCTACCCAAAGGGCATAATTATTTGTTGCTCCAGTCATAGCCCCCGCAACATAGAGAGTTGCCGCACTGGTGGTAGTTGCACCGCCTGTAGTTGTCAATGTGGGTTGATATAAAGCAAGCCCTGCGGCAAGTGCGTGAGTTCCGCTTCCAGCTTCTACCAGTGTATTACCACCCATTGACATGACATTCATGTCAGCACCAGCAGCACCTGTTATCTGCCCCTGTATCCTAAACTGCGAGGCGAACCCACCTGCTGTGTATGTTCTACTGACAAGAGTTGTGTAGTTTGCACTTGGTCTTGCACCACCACCAAGTGATATCCCACTGTCACTATCTATCTCAAGGGCAGGGGTAGTTCCCAGTGCAGTACCCTTGCCTATAACAAGGTCGTCTGCGCCCTGATCAATGCCGATATGGAAGTCAGTGCCGCCACAGTCGAAGATTACCGCGGGGTCTAAAGTAGCACCTCCACCTATAGTGAGTACAGCAGCATCCGATAGTTTCGCTATGACGGTACTATCTGAACCTTCTCCTTCATGGGCGAAATAAAAGAAACTGGATGCACCAGAACCCCCAGCGTCTACATTGAAATAGGTAGATAAATTAGAAGAGAGCGAGAGATTATAAGCACCTGCTTTACCGCCTTTTATCTGGACATTGTTTCCAGAATACTCCCCAATCTCTACATAGTTGTCACTTTTATTATTTGAGTCAATTAAAAGCCTAAGTTTCCCAGTACCTGCAGCCTGTAAATCCCAAAGGGTATTTGTGCCGTCATAGTAGATTTTGCTATCACTACCAGTGCCGAGGGCCACCGTCTTGTTATCTTTGAGGGTTAGATCAGTGCCATCGAACTGGAGGTTCTCCTCGCCCTGGATGTTCTCGGAGTCCACGGCGGTCATCACGTAGTTGTTCGTGCCGCCACTGGAGATCTTTGACCCAGGCTGTCTTAATCCGGGTGGTAGAAATGTACCTGATGCCATGCTGATGCTCCTAAGAGTCTAGTTAGCTGCTAGGTGCGCGGTTATAGAATATCCAGTCTATGGAAGCGTTGGTAGATGTCTTCTCGATGGCCTTAAAGCCAAGGATCTCGTAGCGACTTCGTAGATAGATCGTTTCCTCGATATCCCATTCAGTGCCAAGGGTCGCTGTCGGGTCCGTTCCCTCCCGCGTCTCGGAGAGACTTGCCAGTCGCACATGCCCTTCAGCGTAACGGGCACTATCAGGAATATTGGCAGTCCCGATTCCCGCGGGAGTGCCGCTCACATCCTGAACGTATAGACTGTTTGGTATAGGCGAAAAGCTAGCAAGAGACATTTTATTTACCTCTTTGTTGCATAAGTGTTTTCAAGATTTCTGCCATAGCCCTGCGCTCGGTTCTGTCAGACTCACGTTCTTCGCGGACTCTCTCGTTCTCAATAGTTGCCCATGCCCTCCGATGGCGTCGTCTCATATGGTTTTCACGATCTAGTTCTGAGAGAAGGCGTTGCTTACCACAAACTACGAGGCCCATACGGTCGTATTTCTTTCTATCCGGATCGTCCGCATGGAGTATGCATTTAAGATTGCCGGTCGCCAGTTGAATATCGGGTTTACGTGTTGAAAAGAGATATGTGCCATCGATATGGCGTTTCTCTAGCTGCTGGGGAAGCATGTTGCGGTTGATAGTAGACCTGGATCCTGACTGCATGTGGTAAACATAGACGTATCCCGCGGAAAGTTCCGGGGCATATCTCAGATCCCCCATCTCTTCCGATCTTCCGACTACTTGGCCCTCTTTCATGTCGCCGGGTTCAGCGGCAGCTTCAGCGTCTCGAAGCATTTCTTCTGGCGCTACTACTGTGCCATCTACAGGCCTGGCTACGAGGGTTTCCTCTACGGGTACTATCTCCTGTGTTGTCATGCGTTCCTCTGTTTCCGAAACATGGGACCGAACGTACTCGCTCCCCGCTTCCATTTTGCCTTCTCCTCCAGGTTGTCCCAGAAGATCTTGTTCCAGTCCTTGGGCCGTATCTCCGTCTTCGGCGGGGGCATGTTGTTCATGTCTGTTGCCATCTGGAGGGCTTCCTCCACGGTGTAGAGTGCTTCCCCTCCGCCCTTTCCGTCTGGGACTCCGCATATTAGCTGGAACTCCTCTCCAAACAGACGGGCATCGCCGAGATCCCGTTCGAGCTTAACCCGCCGGTCGTTGCGAATTACGGTTATTGTCTGGTAACGCCGAACACCCTGGGAGCCAAGAGCCGAGCGGTTAAATTCCCCTATGTACCAGCAAGGCTCTTGACTCCAGATTTCATTTGAGGTTAATTCGACAATTGCCGACACCTGTTACTCCTAAGCAGTCCAGTCCCGGAATCCTCTGGCGTACACGTAGTCAACCTCAAACTCTTTCGCGGCTGCCTCTCTGTTTTCCAGCATGAGTACAGCGTAGAATAGGTCTGATGCGGTGATTGCCCCAGTGATGGACTCAACCAGTGTCAACTCTTTGTCAGCAGCCAGTAAAGAATCGATTCGACCACTTGGGCTGATCTCTACCCTGGCTACCACAAACTTGTCAGCGGTGACTGTTTGACCCGATGAGGTTGTCGTGGTAGCTGTTATAGCCGTACCTTTTTTGTTTGTGCCTGTAACAGCACCTCCGTCACCTGATGCGGCTCGGAATACATCTGGAGCACTACTGTCCATGTCAAATTGCAATCCTGCAACTCCACCTGATCCGTTAATGGTCATAGTCGCTGTGTCATACTCAGCAGCCATAACCGGTGTAGCGACAACCATTGTCTCCATAAACCCGGCAAAGATAGCCACATTCAAATCATCAGCTACCTTGAACCTTGCTTCGATGACACAACCACCGTTAGATGGCTTAAATGGCCCTGCAACTAGGGCGGCATTGTCATTGTCTCCGGTGTCAGTTAGTAACTGGATTATTCCGCCTTCCTCGTCCTTGACGTCCTGGATCGTCCCCTCGTTAACCGAGTACAGGCCCCATCCGCCGCCGAGTTCAACAGTTGCAGCATCCCAGGTGACCGTTTCATACGTTCCTGTGAAGTCGTTGAAGGCTCTAATTTCTCCAAAATTTCCTCTTGGCATTTAATCCTCCTCAAATAAAAAGACTACATTGTTAATGAGTTAATTAGCCGGTCGGTGCCGTGGCATCCGATGTAACTTCCACTAACCAGTTGCCCGAAGATCTCTCGCCGTAGGCATACTCGTCATAGTGGTAGAGCGCAGTTGCGCCGCCACCGAGTTCAGGCATTCGCTTGGACTCGACGTAGGGGCTTCGGCCTTCTACCAGGATGATAGCCATCTTGCTGAATACCCCGCCCTTGGCATCATTTTCGCTGTCTATGGACAGGTTGCCGTCTTCGTAGATACGTGCTCCGCCAATCATTCCCCTGTAACGGTTCTGGAACGCTTCCGCAGCGATCCCTATCGTAAGAGGCGCACCTAACTGGGCTTCTCCGATTCCTGTACCGGACACTGCCGTTATACCCGGAGTCGTTAACTGATCGTCAATATCCACGAGCTGGAAGCCGTGGAACACCGCGCTGATGGGTGCGGTAGCCGGTGCAGGCTCCGTCGTATTCGATGTAATCCTGTAAGTGGCGTTAGAAATGAGGCTGGTATCGAGACCGGCTCCTGCGCCACCCATTTCGGTTGATGCACCGTCTATAGCCGTGAGGCCGTCGGCGTCTTTCTTTCGCTCTATAGCGTTCTGTGCCAGTGAACCCGTCTGTGCAAAGGCGTTTGCGCTGATCCTGATTGCCACCCGGTCTGTGAGTACGGTGTTCACACCGATCACGGTCGGGGTGATCGACAGGAGCGTATCGCTCATCTGCTGCGGGTTATCTAATTCGGTGGACTCGGTTACGGCCTGCGCCGAAAGCTTTGCCATAGAAACTTCGTTCCATGTCGTTCCTGTGTTTTCGTTCAATCGCTGCCGGTCAACCAGGTTCGGCATCACGCCTGCAAATTCCCGAACGATTCTTGCGCTGGCAATCATGGTCGGAAGGCTATTGTCAAGAGAATCGGTAATGGTATTT